GGTAGTGTCCTAATATGAATAATCATAACAAAATAGTGTCATGGCAAATTAAAGGAAAGGATTTCGGTATCCTTGGGAATTTTGGGGTCTCTAATTTCGGTGACAAGTCCTTTTTTGAGAGCGAAAGGAGCGTCTTTGGTTTCACCTTGAAGAAAAAGTCTTTTGATTTCTTTGGTGGTGAAATTGGTTCTCTCGGAAATAATCCCAGCTACTTTGCTTTCGGAAACATTGATACCACTGAGAAGTTCTTGGAGTTGAATATTTTTGCAGTTTAGATTTTTCATTTTCTTATCTAAAATATCTTGTGCTTTTTCGCCTAAAGTAATCCCTAAGCGCATGATTGTATCTCGATGTGTTCCGGTGATTCGTTCGATTGAGCGGATTGAATTCCCCTCGACAAGTAGAGAGGCGATCATAATTTGTTTTTCGATTGATAGTTGATTCATTGTAAGCTCCATGTTTTAAGATTGACATTTCGCCTGCAATGAGTTATTTTTATTTAGGTCTTTAATCTGCCTCACCGCAGGTTATTGAATAGGGTTCAATGATGTTAGTAGCATTATTGAGCCCGCTTTATAGCGGGTATGTCTATATTATTTTAAGTACTTTACTCATACACCGTTCCTTTCATGTTAAGTTGAAATTAGGCAGTCCAGATTTAGCGGTCAGACTGCCAAAACAGTTATCAGAGAGTAAGAAGAAAGCGCCCTGATGTATTAGCCTCAGAGAGGGAGTATAGGAGGGAGTACAGACGGAAATGAGCCCCTGTTATGTAGATATTAACGGTAGATTACGCTTTGAAGATATTGTGACTTATAAAATTATAGGCGTAAAGTTAGGAGAAGCCGGTAATTTGGTATGGATATTCAGGTCAATATTAGAAAGTAGGTTAAATGAATCAGATAAATAAAATAATAAATATCATTCTTTTTATTGCTTATTCGGTATTAGCTGTGTGGATTGGCTATCATTTCGGCAATAAAAAAACGGTATCCACAGCCCCCTCAATAGTTGTATTCCAGGGAAAACCCGATTCAACAAAAGCAATAGCGAAGCCCTTGCCTATAGCTACTGTTCCGGTCATTCGGAATGCAGCGTCTCATGTAAGTAAACCGGATAGTGTAAAAGCGGATACTTTACGGAAGTTTTTAAGCCAGCCTCAGTTAGATACTGTAGCTACTGTTCATCCCAAACCGATAGAAGAATATGATTCTTATAAAACATTTTCCGACAGCCTGGGTGATTATGCAATTAAAATTTTAGCAAAGAGCCCGGCGGATAGTGTCTTTTTAATTGTACATCATTTTGCAATGAAAACAATTGAAGCCTCTACCGATTGGAAGTGGTACGCCGCAATCGGAGCGGCGGCGGTATTAATTCTTGAATTTATAGGAAGCAGGCTTTTTAAATAATGAGTTACCTCAAAACCTTCGATCTGATATTAGATGACCCCGAAATTTATACCGAGCCTAAAAAAATAGTGGTTCAGCATTCAGTAGTGGCTCCCCAAGACGGCGGGCAAGTTGACTTCTTAAGTAGAGCAGAAACAGAAGTATTATACGGAGGCGCAGCGGGACCGGGTAAATCTTGGGCACTCGTTATTGACGCATTAGGTATTCAGTATATGTATGAAGAGTTTGGAATGTCCGCTTATAACCATCCCAAATATAGAGCCGTACTATTCAGACGTACCTCAACAAGACTACAGAACTTGATTGATGAAGCCAAAGAATACTATCTGCCATTAAATGCTAAGTTCGTATTACAACGAAAAGGTGAGCCTGGATCTTCCTTTACATTTTTATCAGGAGCTAAGATTTATTTATGCCATTTAGAAGAGCCGGGAGACGTAGAATCTCATCAAGGCGCGGCTTATCAGTACATTGGTTTTGATGAATTAACTCAATTCCAATTGAAACAGTACTTGTACCTCTTCAGTCGTTTGCGTGGCGTCGTAATGAACAACGGCGTATCCTTGGGTAAACGCATGAGAAGTACCACTAATCCGACTGGAGAGGGTTTAATATGGGTTAAAAAAAGATTTGTGAAGTCCAATAAGACGGTTTTAATCCCGGGTAAAACTTACTTCTTTATTTCAGATCCCTCAGTAAATGATCCCGAAGACAATCCTCAAGGCGTTTCCGTAACTCCCTCACATCCTCAATTTATGAATGCTAAGTCCAGAACTTTCATTCCCGGCTTTCTTGCAGAGAATAAAATATTAATGGAAAGTGATCCCGGATATGCTGCTAATATTATGCAGTTGGGTAAGAAAATGGAAAATGCTTTACTCCATAATGACTGGGATGCCTTTGGAGGCGACTTCTTTGATATGTTCGATAAGAATCAAGCCAAAATGAAACCTTTTGAAATACCGGACGATTGGGAATTATACGCTGGAATTGATCCAGGCTGGGCAAGCCCTTGTGCATTTAGTATGATGGCACGCGGCTTTGACAAGAAGGTTTATTTATTGTTCACTTATTACGTTAAGCACAGAGACCCGGAAAGTCACGCCAAAGCTATTTACAAATTAATTAAAGGGTTTCCATATACTAAAGGTAGAATGCCCGATATGATAGTATCAGGCTTGGATGCCTTCGCTAAAAAAGAAAGATATTCCGCTACTCCATCAGATCAAACCTTCGCCAATATCTTCCAAGAACATGGAATTTATTTACAGCGGGCAATGACCGATAGAATCATAGGCTGGTGGATAATGAAACAATATTTCTCAAATAAGATGTTCCATTACTTCGATGGTTATAACGATCCATTTATTGACGAAATTTCAGCATTGCAAACTGATGAGAATAATATTGAGGATATCTCAGGAAGTGGTAACGATCCCAATGTCCCCGATCACGCTGCCGATTGTGATAGGTATATCTTAGCCGCAATCCCTTATCCATTTACTAAAGCTCAAAAGGTTCTGCCTTATCAATTTGATAAATATGGTAAGAAGGGTAAGAAGAAAATTAGTGAATCTACTGTTATGAGTGTGTAAAACTTAAGTAAGTAAAATTTACTGATATGGTAATTCTTACCGATGTTCCTAACGTGAAACCTTCCTCATTATGTAAACTACCTATTGACATTAATAAAATTTTAAGTAATATTTACCGATAAAGATTCTTTGTGGTAATATTTACCGGTTTGAAGTAAAGATCTCTAAAGGTTAAATATTGAATGATCAAATGACCTATGGTTATGAACCCTCCCCTATTACAGGTTCTAAATCCGAGTATGAAGATGTAGAAACTATTGCAAGAATTGGCTCGGCTGAAATGAGTCTAATCGGTAAATTTGAAGTGTTTCAACAAGAAGTGCTTCAAAACTTTTACAGATTAGCCGGTCATATCTACTCAGCTCAGGATTTACGAAAATTAAATTTAGAGAAACGCCCAAATTTTGAATGGAATTTATTCCTGCCTATAATATTATCTATTGTCGGAAATTTCAAAGGTCAAGTACCCGGACTTGAATTTACCGGTATATCTCCCCAGGATCAACAAGGTGCGGATTTGCATCAAACTCTATCTAATTACTTTTTAACTCAAGCTAACGATATTGAATATGAAATCTCTAAAGCCTTTCTGTGGGCGGTAGTAGGTCGTATAGGCTGGCTTAAAACTTCCTGGTCATATCTTAAAGACCCCGATGGTATGATTTTAATTGAGTGGTATGACTCCTTAAGAATTAAATTTGATACGAATTGGCGCAAACGTGATACCTCCGATATGAGGTATATGTCGGATTCTGGTTTTTATGAAGCCTCTGAAATCATTGATATTTATGCGAAAAATAATCACAGTCTCAGAGATGAGATTTATGAAAAAGCTCGTATGATTGTCGGTGACTCCGCACTTAAAAAAGGGAAAATGAAAAAGATGCTCTTAACTTGGGCAGAGCGTTTTCTTAATGCTTCGTTAGATTATCAGGGTCAAAAGCATGGATTTGACAGTTTTAGCGATGCCGATGTAGCCTATAATTATGGCGCTACCTGGTATAACGGAGACGGCAGATTCAAAGTAATTGACTGGTATGAGAAACGACAACAACCTATTATGACCGTTACGGATTTAAAGACCGGACTCTCACAAGACATTACCGATTTAGTTAAGGATAAAAAAAGAGATTCTTTATCTGAAAAAAATTGGTATGACTCTCAGAAACTTCAACAAATTTTGCAGCAGTATAATGAGCCAAAAATAAGAGAAGAATGGCGCGATGTGATCTGGCAGACCTCAGTAGTCCCGGCTTTAAACTTAAAATTATATGATGATATGCAAAAGTATCAGAATGGTAATTTTAAATTCGTCCCCGTCTTAGCCCATGACTTTCATCCCGATATTTTAGAAACTAAATCCGTGCTTGATAATATTATTGATCCCGTATCGTCTTATAACCTCAGACGTAATACCATGCTTACCTATGTTATGAAAGTAACTCAGGGGGGGTGGATTGCAGAGCAGGGAGCCGTAAAAGGCTTTGAAGATGAATTAATGAGTAATGAACTCGTGGGATTAAAGAAAGTAGCAGATGGAGCTATTTCAAATAAGCGCATGATTAAACTTGAACCTCCGGTAATGCCCCAGGGTTTACTTGAAGAGTCTATGTTAGAAAAAGAAGATACTAATACTATCTCCGGACAAGGTCCTAATATGCAGGGTCGTAAGGAATCGGCTAAGGAAACCGGTAAACTTTACGAACAAAGAGTAGCCCAAGCTTCACTACTTCAGGACTGGCTTAATGATAATGCCCAATACGCATTAGTCATGGTAGCCCAAAATAATTTAGCTTTGGCTCAAAAATACTTAATTCTGCCTCGTGTTATTCCACTGTTAGGCGATGACAGTGATCCACAATGGCTTCAACTTAATGCGTCTATAATGGGCAAACTTCTTAATGATGTTTCATTCGGGCGATATCGGATTAAGATCAGCAAGAATCCGTTGGGCAAAAAAGCCCTCGAATTGGAATTTCAAAAGATTATGTCCATGAATCAATGGTTACAACAACTTGATCCCTCTTATGTTGATCCTATCACAACCTTAGAGCACTCCGGTATAAATGCGCGCTTTAAGATGATAGCTCATATTAAAAATGCTCAACAACAAATTCAGCAGCAGGTTCAGCAGAAACAACAGCAGGACCAAGCTCAACAGCAGCAGCAGCAAGTACAACAGCAGCAAGATTCAAAAGACAATGAGGACGCCAAACGGATGATGATGAATAACCAAAAGGTTGATTTACTTAAAAAAATGAATGAATTACACAAATCAACTATGGATAACCGGCAAGTTGCCGATACAGCCGTAGCTGATCATATTATGTCACAATTATCTTGAGTCTTATTTAAGATTCAAAGGAGTTAAAAATGAAACGTTTAATTTTAATTTTCTCAATACTATTAATGGGAATGACCTTTAGCCAAACTAAGGTTAATGACCAAAATGGTTTGTATAAAGTAACCTACACTATTCCCGCGCAAACCACTGATTCAACTACAACTTTAGTTTCAAGTTCATTTAGTCTGCCGAGTGATTACTCAAACACTGATTTTACAGTCCATTCTCCTACGGTTGCTATGAAAACAACTGGCACATACGGTGCACCTAATTGTCTAATAGTCTTGAAGGGATTTTTCAACGGTGGCGCTGATTCTTATAACATGGATACTCTAAGAGCCACTGGCGCTCCACAAACTCAGAATGATACTGCCGGTATATTCGGAACTTATACGCATAATATTCGTGCTTCTCAATATCAAATTACTGTTACTAATTCCGGGAAAGCGATTTCCGGCGGTTTTGTTGAGCTATACTTTACTAAGGCTCAATATTTACCGACTTTTAATTATAATAAATAACAGAGTCTTAAAGATTCTAATGCAATGCTATAATAAGCGGAGTTTCAAATGTTTAATTTATGGGTAAAACCATTATTTGTGTTACTAAGTTTCTTTGGATTAGCGCCGTTATTCGTAATTGAAGACGATCTAAAAGTTGATGAAACTAAAATCGATGAAACTAAAGTGGATGAGGTTCCACCTACTGAAAAAGTAGAAGAGGAGCCACTTGTTATTACTGATGATACTGACCTTCTAACCTTAGACCAGGAAGTCGTTGATGATATTCTTACTCGTGAGGATATAGATCCTGATAAGTTTTTGCTGGCTGTGAAAACTCTTCACACTAAAAAACCTGAAGAGCAAAAAGTCTATGTTAAAGATATAAAAGTCTTAACCGGCAAAGCCGCTGAAACTAAGGATGATCTCAAACCTGCTCAAGCAGCGTTACCAAAAGAACCGGATAACATCGGCAAACCTTTTGTTGTTAATGATGACTTGATTAGTAAAAAGATTGAAGAATTTCGAGATAAGAATAAAGACGCCAAAAATCTTGACCAAATGGCTCAAGATTATAAACTAATTCTTACCGGCGTTAAAGGTGATCAATTTACCGACCGTGCATTTAAGAATTATGTAAACTCTCAGCTCTATATAAAATCGCTGAAAAGCCCTTTTGATCCTAATTGGAAGCCTGACGCTGCTGTAGTCAAATCGCCTGACTACTTAGAAATGGCTACCAAACAAAAAGCTCAGATGCTGCTGAACTCAATTAGACAGAAATATCCTGATTTCCCGGAAGACGGGCTTACCAATCAAGAGTCACGCTTGGAATTTGAACGCATATTATTCGCTCAGAATCCTGTTGCGGCTTCTAAATATTCTACCGAGATTGACAATCTTAATCAAGGTATTGATAAGGAATTCGACCGGCATTATGATATCATTTCTAATTGGGAGCGAAGAGCTAAGGATCAAATCGAAGCCGATGTCAATTTGTTTAAAAGTTATTTAGAAACAAAAGGCATAACTGCTGAAGATATAGGACTTCCCGACCTTACTGTTGATGCTAATTATTACAACAAATTTTTATTTGAAAATGTATTGCAGCCTCAAGGCAAGGTTAACGAGAATGTCATTACTTTTTATCAAGGCAAAACTCCGATAATAAAACCCTATATGGTGAATTATCAACTCAGGGATTTATTTGACGGAGTTATCCAGGATAAAATAGCTGAGAAGGCAAGGGCGGAAGGTTTCAAATTAGGGCAAAGCGCCATAGTTGAACCTTCGTTATCAGAGAATCCAGGCCTGGGTATTCGTGAAAACCCCGATATAGATGAAAAAATACTCGAAAGAGACGATCTGTCTTTAGAGGAAGCCGATTCTTTTCTGGGGAAAGTTAAAAACCGTATAATTGGAAAAAGAAAATGAAAACAAAATTAATCAAAGATTTTTATATAAGAATCTTCTTAGCCGGATTGTTTACATGTATTGTAGCAATCCTAATAAAAGTTGATGCTAATATGCACCTTACAACTGCATCATTAGCCGCTATTGTAGTCGGAGGTATGTACTCCGATCAAATGCAAATCTTTAGGCGTGGACTGTCACGCAAACTTGACCTGTTAACCTGGCGTTATGGTAAATGGGCAAAATTTACTAATATGATTGATGTAAAAAAGTACAAAGAAGCCGGTACTTATGCAGGTGCAATGTCGTTACCAGCGCCTTCAAATCTTATTACTGTAGTTAAGGACTTTGAGCGTGAGGGCGGAATTTACATGGATACTCCCGTGCTTGTGCCTTTAACCGGAGTCGGCAAAGTTGGTACTGCGCCTTTGAGAGGCTCAGAGGAAAAACGAGCTATCCTAACCAAGAAAGTTGCTATCAACCAAGTTCGTCATGCAGTTGAAATTCAGGATAATAAAATGTCGAAACAAGTATTGAGAAAACCTGAAATCCAAATGGCACTAATGGAACGTGGAATGAAAGACTTACAGGATTGGTTCGGCAGAAGAATGTCAATGTTCCCTTATCAAGCTCTTTTAGCTAACTATTCGGATAACATCACTGATCCTTCCTATGGATTAAATTTAACATTGGCAAGCCATCCAAATACTTATGTAGCCGGTTTTGGTAAGGTACCTTTTGCTAATGTATTTAATGCAGCTTATGAGACCGCCGTAAGTAACAACTTAGCTGCTCTTGTTGATGATACCGCTCATCACTTCACAATGCAGTCAATTCGTAATTTGGTTTACTTGGCTAATTATCATAAGCTCCAGCCAATTAATATTAAAGGTCGTTTGGCTCCTGTTATCTTTATTCCCCCAGCTTTGGCTTGGCAGTTAATCGCTGATCCTGAATATAGAGACAATATTAAATTTGCTCAGGACAGAGGTGACGATAATGCGGCTTGGACTGGACTTCTTGAAGGTACATTTGTTGCCGGCGCTTTCATTATAATTGACGACTATGTGCCTGCTGCAAGAATTTCAACTGATCCGGGTTATGTTACTGCTAATGGAACCGTGAATTATGGTTTAAGTACATACATGGCTAATCCTCGTGACAGTGGAGTTCGTAAGCCCGCTATCGTTGTGGGAGCCGGTTGTATTAGTGCCGGTTACGGTTCGGAACTGGGCTTTGAATCCGAGCACGCTGATTATGCTCAGTTCTTAGGTGACGCCGCCGATATGATCGTTGGATTCCAAAGATCAGATATTATTGACGACGATAACTATTTCGGTAATGGAGCCGGTGCTTTCTACGAAAACTCTACAAGTTTAGTAGAATGGTTCTATGCTTCTGATCAATTAACTGCTATATAACATAAGGAGTTTAATATGGCAACTGGATTTAAACGTAATAATATTTCCACGATTGATGGTGAATCCTTTCAGGATGCTTTTGGTCTTACTGCTGCTCAGGCTAAGAACCTGGACGTTTTAAGACTTCAAAGCGATAATGGAGAGAGGCTCATTGGTTGGTGGGATAATGCGACTGCATTTTCCTTAGCGGAAAAAACAGCTTGCATAAATTTTCCTAAAGGCGCAATAGTTTATGACATCCAGGCTAAGATAGTTTGGATGAAAATTGCTGCTGCCGGTACTGATACTTGGGCTTATTCTGCAACAATGACATAAGAGTCCGAGAGAATTAAAAACGGGAGGATAAAACCTCCCGTCTATTTTCAAAATTAATTGGAGTAATATCTAATGACAGAAATAAATGTGAAATTTGTAAATAAAAAAGGCGTTGAATCTATTCATAGAATGCCTTTGAAACAATATCTGCAAGCTAAAAGAGTAATGCCTAATAGCTACTTCCCTGCCGATGAAGAATCTAAAGCATTAGCGGAGAAGGTTGATATTAACATAGTTCCAATGGGTACAACTCTTGAAGACGTAAAAAAGTTTGAAGAGACTAAAGGTACAATCAAAACTCATAAGACTACTCAGTTTGATTCAATGTTAGAATCAATACAATCCGGTAAAGATGTAATTGATGTTCCTGACGACATTCAGAAGCCCGAAATACCTGAAATTAGTTTTCCTAATGCTCAGAAAGAAATTACTGCGCCTAAATACAGCAAAGAAGAATTAGAGGTAATGACACCGGACCAGCTTGACGCCGTAATTGGAGAGCTTCCATTAGTTGAATCAATGAAAGCAATGATAAGAAAAATTAAAACAAAATCTGAGAAGATAGATCAAGTGACTAAACTCTTAGGCTAATTTATGAGTAGAGTAGATAAAATAGCATCTTGGGTTAAAAAGGATTTACTTCAATTTAACAAAAGGGAGATAAGTTTCTCTGAAATTATTGAAGCAATTAATCAAGCTCAGCAAGCTGTTGCAATGGCTGATGATGTTTTGGATGTAACCGCCACAATGACCTTAACAACTGCCGGTACTAATTATCCACTCATCATCACTGTTCTTAATCCTGGATCGGTACAGGTAACAATTACCGATATTGTAAAGAGAATCAAATCAAGTTATTATAATGTTAGTGGAATTAAACCTCCGCAATGGCTTAATAATGCGCAATTTGATTATCAAAGAACAGTAGAAGCCGCTCCGGCATATCCCAAATATGCTACGGTGAGAAATAATACTATCGAGTTTTATGGTGCTCCCGGGATTGCTTTAAATGGCAAAACATTTACAATGCAAATTATTTTAAGCAAACAGTCAACTGATGCAAGCGGAACCTACGAGCCTGAAACTCCCCAGCAGTATGATTCAGCTTTAAGGTATTATGCAGATTGGTATTTGCTGCCCTTAGAAAGCACGAATAGAGAAGTTGTGATTAAAGCCTTCAATGACGAAATCACAAACAAGAAATCAATTCTTGCTAATAAGGATAATTTAATCAATATCCCCGATGGTGATTATTCAGGTCGAGTAGGGATTATAATGGACTTTGTGAGAAAAGACCTTCTTCAGTTTAATATGAAGGATATTTCGGTAAATCAACTGTTATATGCAATTAACAAGGCTCAAGAATCTTTAGCAATGGCTGATGATGTTTTGGATGTAACCGCCACAATGACCTTAACAACTGCCGGTACTAATTATCCACTCATCATCACTGTTCTTAATCCTGGATCGGTACAGGTAACAATTACCGATATTGTAAAGAGAATCAAATCAAGTTATTATAATGTTAGTGGAATTAAACCTCCGCAATGGCTTAATAATGCGCAATTTGATTATCAAAGAACAGTAGAAGCCGCTCCGGCATATCCCAAATATGCTACGGTGAGAAATAATACTATCGAGTTTTATGGTGCTCCCGGGATTGCTTTAAATGGCAAAACATTTACAATGCAAATTATTTTAAGCAAACAGTCAACTGATGCAAGCGGAACCTACGAGCCTGAAACTCCCCAGCAGTATGATTCAGCTTTAAGGTATTATGCAGATTGGTATTTGCTGCCCTTAGAAAGCACGAATAGAGAAGTTGTGATTAAAGCCTTCAATGACGAAATCACAAACAAGAAATCAATTCTTGCTAATAAGGATAATTTAATCAATATCCCCGATGGTGATTATTCAGGTCGAGTAGGGATTATAATGGACTTTGTGAGAAAAGACCTTCTTCAGTTTAATATGAAGGATATTTCGGTAAATCAACTGTTATATGCAATTAACAAGGCTCAAGAATCTTTAGTAATGACTGAAGACTTGATCTACAATAAAATCACTATACCTATTGTGGCGGGTACTAACATATACCCGCTTGTTTTTGGAACTCCTCCTCAGTCAATAATTAAGAAAGTTAAATCGGTGCAATTCCCTCCTCACTGGTCGATTATACAGTGGAGGACTTCACAACAATTTGATAACGATCAAGACACTTATAGCGATCTTACATATCCTCAATTCGCAACAATTAGAAATTCGGCTTTGGAATTTTGGGGAATACCTCAAGACATCCCGGGTTCAAATTTATATTTAGCTTGTTTATTATCGAGGCAGACTCAGGATTGTTCGTATAGTTATGAACCTGAAACCCCTCAAGCTTATGACGCCGCTTTGAGATATTACGCCGACTGGTATTTAATGCCTGTTGACGATCCCAATAGGGATAAAATGTATTTATACTATGAAAGTGAACTTAAGAAGTTTGAAGGCACTTTTAATAACACGGATTCCTATTCAAGGAATCCCGATCCTAATTGGTAAAATATGGCAACAACCAAACTCGATATGCTGGCTCAAAGATTTATGCAGCAGATTCAGGATCCAATCGTTCATGATCCCGTAACACAAAATTTACTACCTGGTAATATCATCAGGACAATTCTTGAAATTCAGAATTACTGTGGAAACGCCTGCCTTAAATATGTAAAAAATATTTGGGGCATGGCTAAAGGAGACCGGAATTTATTCATAAGTTTTATACCCGAATTATTCAAAACCCAAACCATTCAGTTTCCAAATAATACAGCTAAAATTGATATGACTCAGGCTGTTTTATTTAAAGATTTCTTTGATTGCTTGGATTCATATAACGGTACTATCCCTATTGAGATTTGGAATCCCGTACACTTAACCGATGCTTTAACAAATAACGATCCCTTTTATGCAGGCTCAGCTTTAAGACCTGGCTTAATTTATCAGAAGCCTTACTTATATTTATTCCCGGCTTCACTGTCCGGAGCCACTGGATATCCTGTAAGTTTAAACTACATAGCCTTGCCTATTGATCCCTCAACCGGAGACTTTTTAGTAATTGACGGTAATACCGATATTCCTTTTAGCTATGACCATATTCAGGAAATTGCAGATATAGCAGTACAGCTCTACAGAACCGATGATGCGGAGGCTCAAAGTGCCGGCTAATCTAACCGATACTAAGATTTTTGGCTTCTCTGGAATTAAGTCGAATATTGATCCCATAGAAGATAGAAACTCTTTCGTTAGAGCAACTAACTTGGAGTCTCACGTTAAACCCGGAATTTTAACATTGAGACCGACTTATCAGTTAAATTACCCTTTCCCTGTTGACAGTTTAAATAGAATTTCAGCGGGGAAGTTTATATCATTCGATAATTACTACGACAAGACCTTTGGAGTTGAAATCACCGTTTTAATTCAATCGGCTCAAATAGTCTCTACAATAGTAGGCTATAATTTTAATTCAGTTAATGTATGGATAAGACCTTACTATAACGGTGTGATGTGGATTGATGCTTGGCAATGGCTTAATGAATGTTATATTACTCAATTAGCAACCGCTCCGGATGCCACTTACTTAAACAAAATGGACATTCAAGGCTATATTGGGGACTTAACACAGTGGACTGCAATTAACGTTACTAAAGATTCTACAATCCCCGCCGCCGTCTTATTGTCTGCTCAGAATGGAGCTAACACGACAATTTATACTTCTAATTATTTGAATAATTGGGCTATAAATGACGTCATAGTTTTAATGAGAAATTACATCCCTTTGAAATACTTGCCTGTAATGAATGCAGTAGATCAAAGAGAAATTAGCTTTAACAGGCAGCCATCCAAAATGCGTATTGGTTTTGGCGGTAAAGAAGGTCGTGTTGCTTTGGGTGTTGAATATGTGAATAGAACTTTACAATTAAGTAATTATGGTCCATTGTATGCTAACCCCTTTACTAATATTGCCCCTGCGTTAGTAGGAAAAGAATCAAGCTATGCGAATATCAATAAAGTAATTGTACAACCTTACATACAGTTTAATGAAAACAACAGAGATTTTTTAGTTACATTAAACAATGTAGGCTCCGGCTCTTATGCGCCTGGTACTTATTATTTCAGAGTGACTGCCGTCTTAGATGGATTTAACGAGGTTTTAGTATCTCAGAAATCCATAATTTGTGGTACTGATAATAATAAATTCCAAATTTTAATTGAAGTTCTTGCAGGCTCTTTAAGCAGAAGGCTTTCAGATATTAATGTTTATTTCTCCTCTGATGGATTAAGTTATTATTTCTGGAAAACATTAAATTTTTCACAAATTGGAAATTCTTTAAGTCAATCTATAATTTTAGAGGACTCAGGTTATTTATATATTAATGAAGCCGCTCAAAATATGTACACTGAATCCTCTGCCGTGTCTCCATCGGATGCCAATTCTTTGGGTTCATGGTTTGCTGCCTTAGACCCATTCGGTAACGCCACTGTATTATCAGTGGTCGCAGGAACTTCTCCCGACGTTTACGCTATTGATGCAATTCCATCACATTCTGTTTTGGCAATTTCAATGTCACTGCCCTTGACTGCTATATTAGCTCCTCAAATAGTAATGAACGTTCAATATAAATTTGAGGCAAATGTTTTCGCCACTAAATTAAGCAATTTCTATTTCTCATTAGACGTAGTTTATCCCGACAATACTAAAAGCACAATTAAAGATGGCTTTACAATACCCATATTAACTACTGATGCGGCTTATAGCGACTTAATTACATTTACTCAGCAGGATATTGATAATCTAAATTCTTACTTAGCTCAAGCCGGTACATACGCAGTAATCTCGGTAACTGTATTTCCTCAAAGTGGAAGTTATGCAAATACCGACTATATGCAATTAGGTAAATTCCAATTACAACAAGTCCTCTTGCCTTCATTGGATACTACAACTCTTCAAGGTTCTTTAGATACGGCTCAAATGGGATATATCCCTACAATGAATTTAGTCAAGGATTGGGCTCATGCTTTAGTCTTAAGCGGGCGCACTTACGCCGCCGCCGGTTATGTAGATCAAAGTTATGACTCATTAGTGTTCTTTTCTCCTATTGCGGGATCGGGTGCATCTGAGTATGACGTTCTGCCTGAGACTAATTTCTTGGACTCTGATCAGGATTCTTTCAGAGGTGAATCAATCATAGCTATTTCAATACTCTTAAATTTACAGTTGATAGTTTTCACCGAAGGCGGGGCTGTGGTAATTGATCCTAATTCCGGTGCGACTACTGAAGTGGCTCGTGGCTTTGGTATCATGGCTAAAGATTCATTACAGAAAATCAGAGATACTTTAATTTGGGGTTCAACTGAGGATATTTGTAAAATCGCTGCATCTACCGGATATGAAGCTACGATTGTAAGCGCGGATTCCATAAGAGATATTTATAATTCAATGGCGGATAAAACTTATTTAGTTTCCTGTATTGACAGGTTTGGAACTTACAGAATGATATTACAACCTGTTGATAGCGCTCAAGAACTTCTACTCACCGAGAAGGGTTGGTTAGATCAAGACAGAGAACATCATCCCGTTGTAATTAGAAATGGTTTCTTGGGAAACGTGTGGTTTATGGATTCGATCGGGAACATATACTCTATCCCGCAAAATATTCAAGAGCAAATAGGTTACGGAGATTTATACGCTGCTCTTAATAGGGAATGGTAACAGATTATGCAACTAAAGAATATTATATTATATTTACTCCCAAAAAGGAGTATTACAATGGTAGAGATTTGGAAAGATATAGTCGGGTACGAAGGTAAATATCAAGTGAGCAATATGGGGCAAGTTAAAAGTCTCAGAAGAAAAAGTTGGAATGGGAAAGTATTTATTATCAATAGAGAAAGAATACTTAAATATCGTATTGCTAAATCGGATAAGCGATCAAAATATGCAGGAGTTTCTTTGTCGGATGGATTCTCGAATTTGAAAACTTTTCAAGTTCATACTTTGGTCTGGGATCATTTTTCAAATAAAAAAAGAGATGGTCATAAACTTATACCTGATCATATAAATGAGAATAAACTTGATAATAGATTTGAAAATCTTCAACTTTTAACAGCTCGTCAAAATCTTACTAAAAGTTTTTTGAAGAAAAAGAATAAATCATCTAAATATGTTGGGGTGTCTCTTGATAAGAAAAGTTTAAGATGGCGTGCACATATTATGATTAACGGGATTAATCGTCAAATCGGTTCTTTCAAAACCGAAGAAGAAGCTCACGAAGCATATCAGAATAATTTACAAAAGGTTGCAGTATGAAAAAACTATTATTTTTATTTGTATTCTTAACTTTGGCGGTTTCAATTAAGGCGCAAGTTTTCGATAGCCCATACGATAGTACTTCTCACTATCATTTAAGGCTTTACAATCAGTCCGCAAGATCATCGGCAATTATTCTTAATCAAGACAAGTTTACCATTGATTCGGTTTTATATTCATTAATAGTTTACTTAGATTCTACTCAGTTCGTTATTATCTCAGATACTTCGGTGTCACAATTAGGATTAGTCTTAAAGGTTTCAAACTATGCTTCCGGTACTTCTTCTTTTGTAACTACTGCAACCACAGATACTGTTACAATTCCGGGGATGACATTAGCGGACTCAGCGAAGTCTTATTTCTTTTTAACTCCCGTAGGCTCAGCGATAACTTCAAATGATGTTTTGGCTTATTACTTTTTAAGTGGAACCCAGATTGTAGTTATCAGACCGGCTTCGGGAACTTCGGGACTTACTTTTGTTTGGCGGTGGCAACGTCGAAATTAGAAAGGAAACATTATGTTAAGAATAAAACCTATTGAATACTACCAAAATCAAAAATACGGTAAGTTAGAAATTCTTGAAGATGCGGGGTATAAAATTTATAAAAAACAAAGACAAAGAATAGTGCTTTGCAAATGTGATTGTGGAATCATTAAAGAAATTCCTCTCAATAAATTAAGGGTTGGACAAAAAAGTTGCGGTTGTGAGTGGGGAAGTTTCAAGTTTGGTTTGTGGAAGAATAATTATAGGTTAGTAAATATTTGGCATGGTATGATAAGTCGTTGCTATGATCCCGCAAACAAAAGATATAAATACTATGGGCAAAAAGGTATTGCCGTTTGCGATGAATGGAGGAATAATAAAGCTGTATTTTGTAGTTGGGCTTTAGAAAACGGGTATAAAAAAAATTTAAGTGTTGATCGTATTGATGGAAACAAAAATTATGAGCCATCAAACTGTCGGTGGACAACGTTAACAGAAAATAATCGGAACAGAAGTTGTGTCAAACTAACTATGGAAATTGCGCAAGAAATTAGAAATGCTTTTCTAATGGGATGCTTTAAGCAAAAAGAAATTGCTAAAGGATACAAAATTTCAAGTGCTACTGTAAGTAATATAATTAATAATCATAATTGGCAATAATTGAAAACTTTATACTTTATATTGTTGTTTCTCTTTACGTTCACTTATTCTGAAAGTTTTGGGCAAACTCATAGTTGGATAAAGATTT